GGATAGGGACGTCGACGTCCAGGGATTTAGGGTTAGGGTTCGGGTAACGATCCACCCAGGATTTGATTGTCGAGCGGGTGCGGGAGGGGGAGAGGGCGTCTCCAATGGATTGGAGAGTCCAGCCAGCGTGGTAGAGCGCGGAGGCGCGCTTGTGGAGGTTGGTTCCAGAGAGTGAGTTGATGAAGGCCACCTCTTTTTCGGGGATGGACTGGAGTCGTGCGTATCTTCTGGACATGGAACTATTGTATCATAGTTTCGTGCAATGTTTACGTACTGTACGAAAGAATGATACATTAACTTATTTTGGCTTTGGCCTGCGAGTTGGAAGTAGTATATTTTTGGGTTCGCCAAAATCGTTTCCTGATTTGGTTTGGAAATTGTGAATTGGCAATTGGAATTGAAAAATCCCCCTAGCGATTTGCTAGGGGGACTTTTGGTTGCCTATGAGCAATAATCACTAGCAACAATACATCCTTGAGTAGCGTCTAGGCTAAATACTGCCAAGCAAGATACAACGACAAGTAGTAGAGGGATAGCGATTGCGATTACGATTGTTAGTTTTTCGTTCTTGGTCATTTTTCGTTCCTTTGGTTGAGTGATACTGCCTATATATTTAGATTACCAAAAATCAAAAGCAAGTCAAGTTGATTTAGCAAATTGGTGAAAATCTTTTATAACAGATTGGTAACGACAAATCCCCTGCCCTGCCCTGCCTGTCTGCCCTGCCCTGCCCTGCCTGTCTGCCCTGCCCTGCCCTGTCTAGCCCTGCCAGCCAGCCCTGCCCTGTCTAGCCCTGCCAGCCAGCCCTGCCCTGTCTAGCCCTGCCAGCCAGCCCTGCCCTGCTCAAAACACTCAACCGCATACCAAAAACACTCAACCGCATAGCCAGCCCTGCCCTGCCAGCCCTGCCAGCCAGCCCTGCCCTGCCTAACTAGGCACACAAACACACACAAACACAAACACAGAACATAGACGGATTAGGTAGACGGATTAGGCACACTCCCGAAACTACGCCACCGCACACTGCCCTGCCTGCCTGCCTGCCTGCCTGCCTGCCTGCCTGCCTGCCTGCCTGTCTGCCTGCCTGCCTGTCTGCCTGCCTGCCTGCCTGCCCTAGATACTCGCCACCGCACACTGCCCTGCCCTGCCCTAGATACTCGCCACCGCACACTGCCCTGCCCTATCTGCCCTGTCTGTCTGTCTGCCTGCCCTGTCTGTCTATCTGCCCTGCTCTGTCTAGCCCTGCCCTGCCCTGTCCTGTCTGCCCTGTCTATGTCTAGCCCTGCCAAAAGTGTTAGACGGATTAGGTAACGGATTGATAACAACCTGAAAAATGGATTTGACTTACCCACCGCAAATCATTTAGACTTGTATCACAAGGCAGGCAACCAGCCAGCCACCAAGCAAGGAGTATCAAATGCTAAAAGTCCTATCAGCCCTAGCCCTACTACTAGCCAATGTCGCCCTATTCCTAGTTGCTGTCTATGTAATGGTGCTAGATGAAGAAGGCTACTCATTCATCTTCACTTACCTAACCTTCCTAATGCTTCCTATCTCGATTTGGTTGCTTGCCACTGCCACCAACAACAAACTAAGCAAGTAGCCACCAAACAAGAAGAAGCCTTCTCAAAGCGAGAAGGCTTCTTCTTGTATCGGTTTTGGTATCGGCTGAGTTCAACTCTAGTCTTTATATGTATGTAATACATAGAAAGACCTTTCGAGCCTTTGGCGAGAATAAAAAGGAAGCCTGAGCGAAGCGAAGCCTCAGCGAGCGACCAGCGAGCATCAGGCGAAGCCTGATACTGCGTGACTAAGTTCAACTCCAGTTTTATATAGTGAGTGTCTACACTTTTTGCTTTGCCTGCCTTTGGCAAAGCAATAAAAGAGAGGATGAGCGTAGCGAATGCCTTGCGAGCGACTAGCGAGCGTTAGCCAGAGGCTAACTCTGGTGTGTGTAGGTTCAACTCCAGTTATATATTATTAGAGGGTCTTTAGCGAACGCGAAAGAGGCCTCCACCACGACTTGGACCACCATTATCGATTCTGCGAGCTCCCATGGAGCGAGCAGTAATCTTTCCACCTGAAAAGCCCATTGGAGGCTTGATAAGTAGGGCAGTCATAGCGTGGACAAGAGCATCTACTCTGTCTGGTGACTTACCTTCTCCTGGTACCCAGGAATACATCTGACTTTCCAAGTCAGGGAGGTAACCAACGTGGTGAACACGACCTTGCTCATAAGCAAGGGTCACAGGTTCAGCACGAAGTGCCTTACCATGTTTGCTATGGACCTCCAACACTTTGATGTTGGGGTCAATAGCATTGATAGCATTGCGAACCAGGGCTCCACCCTGATTCACTTCTGCTACAACGGGGCATCCCCACTTCCGGGCCATACGAACAACTTCGTTGGCCCACTTTTCTGGCGAGCCAAGAATGGAAGCATCCTCCAGAACCCAGGCCTGTCTTTTGTACAGGTCCCTATCTGAGGTCGCAGCACAGACAACGATTCCACATTCATCACGTGGGTTTTCTGCTACTGATGGGTCTACTCCAATGATACGAAGTGGAGTACCTTGAGGCATAAAACTCTCTCGATACTGCTCGATAAGTTCCTCAGTCCACAAGGCACCTTCGACATCATCAAGCATCTCACCATAAAGTTCCTGAGCAGCCAAGCGTGTACCTGCGTACACGCCAGTGATTGCGTCAAGGTAGGCACCTGATAGGTTACCTGAGTTATCGAGAGTAGAACCACGAGTGATAACGACACGACCTGTCTTGCTTTCTTCAATGAGTTTATAAAGCAGAGGTACTCTCTTAGGTGTAGTGGTAACCATAATCTTTGGGTGACTACCAAGACGAGTACCAACACGAAGGTTGTCAAAGGCAGTCATGCCTGCTGCGTCAGGGGTCTGACGCCAGGCAGCAATCTCATCTCCCCAAGCATGAGTGAACTGAGGACCACGAAGTGAGTCAGGCTCATCTGCTGTGAAGCAGGTGGCAGTGTTACCATTGGGCCAAGTCAACCTTCTCTTGGAAGGTTCATAGAGTGGGCGTTCACTAGGTGGGGTAACATTCATGATACCTGATTCACCTTCAACAATAACGTCACGAACGTCTGCTGCTGTACGAGCAACAAGGGCGAAGCGACGTTGTCCTTCTGTTGTGTACTTGGCCTGCTCTCTTACCCACTCAGCAGCAGTCCTGGTCTTGCCAGCACCACGACCAGCAATGTATGCCCATATGGCCCAGTCACCTTCAGGTGCCTGTTGCTCAGGCCTGCCCCAGACTGACCAGTCCCAGAGAAGAACATCAGGGTCCATGCCTGATAAAGCCAGAGCCTGTTGCTCTGGCGTCATCAACGCGATCTGTTCCATCAGGCTTTTAGCCATGAAGTTCAACTCCAGTCATAGGTATTTGTAGGGGTATAGAAGAAGAAGAAAAGTTCAACTCCAGTCCAACCGGCTGCGTGCGTGCGCGCGACGGCTTAGAGGATGACCTTAACGTTAGGGTCATTCTTAAAGACGGCTTTGAAGGTCACCGCATCCATTACTCCAGTAGCGTCAAACTTCTTTGAAGCCTGGAAGTTACGAACGGCTAGCTTAGTGGCAGCACCGTAAAAGCCTTGCTTGTCTAAACCGGCTTCATCGAAACCAAGTTCAACAAGACGACGCTGAAGGTGGTAGACCGTAAGCGACTTCTGTGAATTGGTGTTCTTGTAGACGCAAGCTGAAAGCTTGACTTCGTCTACTTCTCCATTACCTACAACGGCTGGCCCAGCCGGCTGAGGCAAAGCATCTTTGACCGCATCGATGTCGACAGCTACAGGAACTGAGACACGGATTGGCAAAGGCTTTGGTGTTGGAGATGCTGGAGATTCATCGACCGCATCGACTTTGTCTTCAACGACTTCAATGATTTCTTCAACGGCTTCTGGTTCAGGGGCAGGGATAGGTTCGATTGATCCTACTAATGGCTTGAGTTCATCAGACATGGGGTTCCTTAATGTTTAGGGATGTATATAGATTTTAGCACAAGCTATGCTCGCTGGGCGAGAAGAGCGGATGTGATCGAAGCAGAAGCGAAGGCAATCGTTAGACCAAGTGAAGCTGGGAGAACGACCGCAAAGATGATCGCGAGGGCTGCAAAGGCCACCGCAAGCACAGCAGACCAGATGACCTCTCTGAGGGCATAAAGTAGTCGAGACATACTATTTAACCTTTCTAACGGTTTTAGTCGATTCTGAGGCATCCTGCGCCTTCTGAGGGGCAACAACACCAAGAATCGGCTGGAGCTTAGTTATGCGACGAAGTCGACGGATGGACAGATATGCGGCACCGCATCCTGCTCCAATGGCAGCAAAGAGTATTGCAATGATGGTTTCCATAAGGATAGTCCTATCTACAAGATGTCGTCATCGGATAGATCAAAGTCATACTCATCGACCGGCACGCCAATAAAGGCAGCCGCAAGTAGTATGGCACCAATAGCCAATGAGGCCACAATGATCGCAGCGATCGAGAGGCAGGCTACCAAGATGATTAGGTCCATGATATATCTTCCGTACGTTGTATAAGTATCATACCATAAAGAAGTAGCCCCTGCTAAGGATCGGATGATCTTTAGCAAGGGCTACCGCATGTTTAGTTGTTTAGGCTAAGAGCCTATTCAGCTAAGCAGCACTATGGCTGTTCCACCTTAGCTAGTTGCCCGTATGTCATCTCGAGGCTTTGCTGATCCTTCGGCAAGGTTTCCAAGATTCGGATGTACTTGACTTTGGACCAGTTCTCTTTAGCGACACCGGCTACGGAGGCTACCTGGGTACGAGTACCTGGGTAGTAGGAATGGATCATCTTGCCATTGCCGATATAAAGACCGACGTGGAACGAGCCATACCCTCCGTAGTAGAAGGCAACAATGTCTCCGACCATCGGCTTCTTGACAGATCTACCTGAGTGCATCTGTCGAGTAGCAGAGTGGTCGAGTGTTACTCCCACTTGTCCATAGGCCCATCGCACTAGACCAGAGCAGTCCCAGCCTCGAGGAGAAGAACCGGCAAAGACATACCATGTCTTATTCTTGTACTTCGTTACCTTCTTGACTAGAGTAGCGATCTTGCCTTTGTTGGCGATTTGCCTTTGGATTTTGCGCTGCTGTTGCTGAAGCTCTTTACCTTTTACAACGATCCCGTGGAGGGATGAAGCTAGGGTAACGTGCTTCGACAGCGCGTTTGTTGTATTTAGTTGTGTTGGTTTAACTGCGGCGCTGGCTGCTCGGACTGATGTAGCTGTGCTACATGAGGCCAAAAGCAGTACCAGTGCTCCAATCGTTAGTAACCTTTTCATCTGGCGACCTACCTTTCCTGGTTTTATGAGTTAGTACTCGGTCGTTACTTGTTGGGTTCTCCCTGGCCTTGAACGGATTCAAGACGTTTTAATAGTGTACACCAAGACCGTGCTAATGCAAAACGGATTAGACGGCAGGGATATTTGGTGTACCTAAATTATTAGATGTTGATAGCGGCGGACAGGATCATCTGTCTAAGGTCCGATAGGCCGCGCAGGTCAATATAGTCCAGGTGTTTATCGGCTACCTGGAAGTCTCTTTCAAGGTCGATGAGAGATACCGGGCTAAGTGCTTTGAGATTTAAGGTACCGGATAGGTATCGATCGTGCAGGGCAAGGATGTTGTCGATGGACTCTTTGACGTGGGCTGGAAGATTATCTTTCATGTATCTATGATACACCGTGCTTGAGTGTATGTGTGCTAAGTGGGTCTAACCGCGAAGTGAAGGAGTGGGTACCGGACGGCCTCCTGGTCGTTCGGTAGAGCGAGTGAGCTGAGTGGAACGGCGCTAGATCGGGCCAGGTTCAGGATCGGAATGTAATGAATTGTTATTCTTTTTGTGCGATAGCACGGTTTTTAATTTTCCGGCCAAAAACCGAGAACCTAACCTTTCGGCTAGGCTCTCGGTGGTGCTATCCCTGATTTGTATCTACAAGGGCGTTATCTTCGATAATGTCACGCATGTAAGGGCTACCTAGTAGGTCGGTGTGCGACTGAACGGCTTTCATGAGCGTTTCCATTGCTTTTAGGCGTTCGACAGCGTGAGCGTTCCACTCGGCTAGGTTCTCGGTGGTAGGTTTTACAGCGAATAGAGGAGTTAGCATTGCGATTAGGTATCCAGCTTCTTTTGCTACTTGATAGGTCAAGTTCCAAACTTGGTCTTGGGCAACAGAAACATCTTCCGCTGGTGTGTAATAGCCTTTCAGGCTTTCGGGTGTTTTCATAATCTATCCTTTACGGGTTGGTCTTACCCGCATAATCAGTCTAACGGAACGGGTGAGGTAAGTCAAGAACAAGGAACGGCGCGACTTTTTTCTTTAGGAAACAAGGTTTTCTTATTCTGTTTGGGCGATAGCCCGCTCTTTAATTTTCCGGCCAAAAACCTAACCTTGACTATCGGGGGAATAGTCAAGGCTAGGGGTCTTGGTTACTTGCCTAGTCGGCGTAGGTCGAAGATTGCCATTAGGGCTAAGACGACAAGCATAACGGCGTATGAGATTGTAAACAGCCACATTGGTGCGATAAACTGCTCGGCGGTGGCTGGGTCGCCAGCTAGAGAGTATTTGAGTAGGGCAGACTTCATCAACTCGGCAAGCGAGTAGGTAAAGAAGGCAACCATAACAACGGATAGGTAACGGAACATAGTGTTCTCCTTAGATTGGGTTTGGTGGTGCGAGGCTAGCCGAGGGGGCGACTAGCCTCGCTATTCAGTTGTAAGTCTAGTTTGCCATAGATGGCGAGGTAAGTCAAGAACCGAGCAGGGCGCGCTTTTTTCTTTAGGAAACAAGGTTTTCTTATTCTGTTTGGGCGAAGCCCGTCTTTTAATTTTCCGACCGCACACCAAGAACCCTGCCTAGTTGGGGGAAACTAGGCAGGGCGGTCTTGGGGTTACCTGTCGGCAGAGAGCAACTCGTCAATGTAGTCGCTAGCCTGTATCGGCGTAGTCGCATACTCTTGGAGTGCATCGGCTAGGCAACTTATTGCTAAGTAGTCTAAAACCTTCCAAGGTTCTTTGACTTGGTTCTCGCCGTAGTTGTCTTGGCTGTAACCGATTAGGTCAAGGAACACTAAGAACGGCGTTCCTTTCTCTATTTCGTAGTTTGTTGAGTAACGGACAAGCGTGGCAACTCCACGGAGCTGTTCAGGTGCTTGTTCGATTAGTTGCCAGAAGTCTGGCTTCTCGATGGTGGACATAGGGCATACTCCTTACGGATTGGTTGTATCCGCTCTTTCAGTCTACGCTATCGGGTGAGCCTAGTCAAGAACGGCAGAGGGTCGGCGCTTTTTCTTTGGAAGACAAAAGAAGTTTATTCTTTCTGGGCGAAGCTCAATTGAATTTCACCGCACGAAGTTCAGCGAGAAGCGAGCGCGCTGCAAGCGTCTGAACCAGGCAAGAAGCGCTGAAAAGCGACGAAGGAGCGTTCAGCTTTCGCAGACTGGGAAGATCGCGGCAGCTTGCGAGCCGAGCAAGGACGAAGTGTGCGGTTATTCTTCTTGGACGATAGTCCAATTGAATTTCACCGCAAGCCAAAAACCCTGCCACCCGGGGGGAAGTGGCAGGGCGGTCTTGGTTAGTCTCCGCAGAAACTACATTGTCCGTCTTCGCAGTCGCAGTGGTAGCAGTCGGGACACATAATGTCGTAGGTGTCCTCACTTCCGCCACCAGCGGAGTATTCCCTGCCGTATTCGTCATACATACCTGCACCATCGTTCTCGATGCGGTAAGTGAAGTCTTTGGCTGGGTGAGTTGCTTTACAGGTTGGGCAGACTAGCGGCACTTCGGTCTGCTCGTTTTCCATCAGTTTGTCCAAGTTCTGAACAAACTCTTCGTCTCTCCATCTGGAAATGGGTATCTTCTCCTTGCGGATTTGTCGGCTCCGCACTTTCAGTCTACGGCATACCGCAAGGCAGGTCAAGAATGGGGCGGCGAGTTTTCTTTTTGGCCTCCGGGGTTTGTTATTCTTTCTGGGCGAAGCCCAATTTCAATTTCAATTTCAACGGAAAACCCCCTAACCGAAGTTAGGGGGCGGTGATTACCAATTTTCGTTGATGAACTCTAAGAGTTCTTTGTATGGTTTTCCATCTGAAACCATTTTTACTAACTCGGCGTTTTCAGAAAGCAAGTCCGCCGGGACAGTGCTATCTCCTGAGAGCATAGCGAGAGTATGAATTATCGTTGCCATTTGTTTCTCTTTTCATCTTGATTGTGGTTGGTGAGCCTTTTTACAACTTGCTCGGGTTGTGGAACTTAGAGAGTGATAGTTACGATTTCAAACTTCACTCCACGCTGACGCAACTCAACTAGGAAGTCGCTGGCGTAGTATTCATCTAGCCAGACGAAATCTTCGTGCTTGGCAAATGCTCGGTAGGCAGCAACGAATTTGAACTCGTTCTTGTCTACTTGGAGAAAACCTTCGCCTTGTGCTTTCGCAAAAACAAACTTGGTCATTTCTCCTCCTCTCGATTGGTAGAGGCTTCCCCTTGCGGGCTGGACACTATAAGTCTTTCACACTTTGGCTGCTAAGTCAAACACCAACTGACCGCGGCGGGTTTTCTTTTTGGGTATCTGGTTTTGTTATTCTTTTTGAGCGAAGCTCAATTTCAAATTTTCCCGGCACGAAGAAAGAGCCAACCTTTCGGCTGGCTCTCTCGGTTAGTCGTCCCCTGCTTCACAGAAGCCACACAGGGCTTCCTGCCACTTGAACATTCCGTGCTTACAGAAGTCGGTTTCTTGTCGGTGGTCAATTGCTTCATCAACAAACGCTAGTGCTTCGGCGTAGGTGTATTCCACTCCGTCAATGGTAACCAGTTTGGTGAAATCCATTGCGGAAGTGTAAATCCTAGATACTTCGCGAAGTGTGTCTAGTGAATAGTTGAGATACGGGTTCGGCTTTGGCTCAAACAACTTGGCGAAGTCGTCAAAGTTTTCGGCTGTGATTGTTCCGCCATTTGCGAGAAACTCGCTGACGGCAAGCAAGACTTCTTCCTTGCCTTGTTCGTATTTGCTAGCCATTTTTTTCGTTGTCCTTTGCTATTTCTTCTTCTAGGTAGTCCAAGGCTTCCTCGGCGGAGATAATCCCGTCGTGGTAGTTACTGTAGATACCTTTTACTGCTTCTGCTAGGTCGTCGTTCATTTTTATCTCCTTGCGGCTGGTTGTATCCGCATTACTAGGTTATCAGGTTAGGGTGACATAAGTCAAGAACTGCCGCCGGCGACTTTTTTCTTTGGATCCTGGTTTTAATTATTCTTCCTGGACGATAGTCCAATTGAATTTTCCGGCACCAAAACCCAACCAGCCGCCGAGGGGGAGGGCAGCTGGCTGGGGGTCTTGGTTACAGTCCTAGAGAAGTTGCCTTTTCTAGTGCCTTGGATAGTCTTTCGATTAGGTTGATAGTTTCCTCAATCGAAAGGGCGGTGTCGCTAGACGAAATAATTCCTCCGTCTAGGATGTGAGTGCTGATACTCACCTGAATAACTTTGCCTTCTGGGAGAAAGTCTTCTCCTGGGTTTCGGCGGTCAATAGCAGACACCGTAAAAGTGCTTGATGCTGCTAGTCTGGTTGCGGTAATGCTCATCTTCTCACCTCATTTCCGGGGAAGCCTTCCCCTAAGTCCAGTCTAGCCGAGCAGAGTGACATTCGTCAAGTAGGCTGGTCAGCGGCGCGTTTTCTTTTTTGGATTCAAGGTTTAGTTATTCTTTATAGGCGATAGCCTAATTTCAAATTTTCCCGGCACGCCGAAAAGCCTAACCCTTTCGGGCTAGGCTCTCGGTGCTAGGCGAACAAGTCGTATTTGTGCTTGTTTGCGTCTATGCTGTTGGTTAGCCAATCCTGCGGAATGGTGTAGGCTCGCTTGCTGTTGTGCCAAGAGATAGGGGCATCATTGAAAGCGACCTCAACGACGGTTTCGTGAATGAATAGTCGCTCGCCGTCTTTGTTGAAGTAGTAGGCAAAGAAGTAGTTACTCCAATACTTACTCCATCTAGGAAGTCCTCGGTAGTCGTCATTCGGCAACACAAACCTAGCGTAGTGAAGTCGGTATCTTCCACGCTCGGCTCTTGGTCGGCGGATTAGTTGTTCCAAACCAAATGGTTGCTCAATGAACAAGTCGCTATCTATCCAATTCTCAACGGCAACTCTCCACTCGTAATCGTTCTGAACAAGGGCGATTTTCAGCGGTTCGGCGGTTTTGCTGTATCCGCCGATTTGTCCGTAATCTCTTGGCTTTGGGTAGTCATACTTGACAAACTGCGAGGGCATAAGGATTTTAGTTGTATCTGGGGTTTCCAAAACTCTGTGCGTTGCTAGGCTATCAACGCTGTCGTCTAGGAAGTGGGTTCTTGCTTTGTAGACCTCAAACATAGGTTCTCCTCTGCGGTTGGTTGTATCCGCTCTCTAAGTCTTTCATAGATAGTGAGGTAAGTCAAGTAGGCTGACCGCGCCGACTTTTTTCTTCTGAAAAGATTCTGACTTATTCTTTTTGAGCGATAGCTCAATTTCAAATTTCAACGCCAGAAAACCAACCCTTTCGGGCTGGCTGTCTGTGCTGGCTAGTTTGCGGCGTCTTGTAGCATTTTGGTGTATTCTGCCATTTGAGTGATTAGGTCTACCATCTGCTCATTTAGTCCAAGCGTGAAACCATTTTCATCGGTCCCGCCTGTAAAAATTGCGTTGCCTAGTAGTCGCTGATTTGAGAGGTTGAACTCTTGCTCATAAATGGCACTTGCCATAATGTTTTCTTCTAAGCCTGGTAGAAGTAGAAACTCCTCGTTCAGCCACATTGTTGCTCTGCCGTCTAGGATGTCTATCGGCTGGACAAGTCCGCCAACAGCGTTCTGTAAGGTGGATAGTGAGTTGGTGTCGTCAAACTCCTTGACTTCATACTCTCCGCTTGGTTTTACAATCAGTGCTTTCTTCATTTTGTTCTCCTTGTGGTTGGTTGTGTCCACACTATAATCTTTTCACAGATAGTTCCGTATGTCAAGAACGCCTGGGTCGCCGGTTCTTTCTTTGGATTTAGGTTTTAGTTATTCTTTCTGATCGATAGATCAATTTCAAATTTCAGCAAATGGCGAAATGCCCTACCTTGCGGTAGGGCAAATCGTTTGGCTATTCGTCCTCGTGGTTGAAGTATCGGTGTGAACACTCGACACACATACCTAGTTCTTCGGCGTGTGTGTCGGTGTCAATCAGCACTCCGCACTTATCGCAAGGGGTTTTGCTCTTACTCATCTTCGCTCTCCTCAATCGGTGGCGAGCAAGTCAAGCAAACCTCGGTGTCGTCATAAGCGTCACGCACATCCTCGGGAATGAACTCGTTACAGTAGTTACAAAGGTAAAGCAAGTCCTCGGTGAAATACTCCTTGATGAAGAAGTCGGTAGCACCGTTCGGGTAGCCCTCGGCACAATCTCGGCATAGCCAGAAGTAAGTTAGTTCGCGAGCCTTCTGTGGGTCTTTGATACCCTCTGGGATATCCGCATTGGTTTCGACCAGAGCGAATGGGTCGCCGTCGTGAAAGACCGAACAGCCGTCGCATTGGATTTCTCCGTATCTGCTAATCATAGATTTCTCCTATTGTGGTTGGTTGTATCCACTCTTCAATTCTTCCACAGATGGTGCGGTCTGTCAACAACCTATGGGCGGCACGGCTTTTTCTTCTGGAAAATGGTTTTAGTTATTCTTTCTGAGCGATAGCTCAATTTTCAATTTTCCGCCGAATGGCCGAAGCCACCTAACCATCTCTGATTAGGTGGCGTTGGCTACACTGCGACGGGTTCTATTCCCTCGGCCTTTTCGAGCGATTTCGCGAAGTTGCGCTGGCTATCCTCGATAGTGCGGTTGCCGATACGCTTTATCCACTGGCCAAACGTTTCGTTGCTGACGTTGGTTCCGTAGCCGATAACGCTTAGTAGGAAGTCGTAGTCATAGAGCGAAGTTTTGACGTGCGTTTCCTCGTCGTAGCGGTAGCGAACGGGGCCATAAAGGGCGTTCCAAATTTGGATACGGGTGTAAATGTCGCCTAAGTTATCCTTAGTAACCTTGTTCACTCCGATTGCCATAAGTGCGTAGCAAAAGTAAGCAACGCTTTCTTTCCACTCCTCGGTTCCCTCGTCGAAGTTAGCGACGCGAGTTGCGTTCCAATCTAGGGACATAATGTCCTGCTTTCTGCGGTTGGTTGTGTCCGCATAATAATTCTTTCACATCTGCTCGGTCTTGTCAAACACAGGCGGGCGGCGCGGGCTTTTTTCTTTGGGATTCTGGTTTTCTTATTCTTTATGCGCGATAGCGCAATTTC